TCGTAGCTGGTCAGGACGATGCTGTTGCTTCTGCTGAGCAGATCAACAAAGTTGAGAACTACCGTGACCCAGACAGCTTTGCTGACATTGTACGTGGTATGCATCTCTATGGGCGCAAAATTCTCCGCCCCGAGGCACTTATCACAGCACGTTACAACGCTGCTTAATTACACTTAGTCTGTCGGGCTGGTCTCTTAGGAGGCTGGCCCTTCAGCTTACTTAACGGTAGGATAACTCTATGGCTACTTACGTATCGCTAGTTAATGAATTACTAAGACGCATGAATGAAGTCACACTTGATACAGCAGGTGATGGCTTTGATACAGTGCGTAACGTTCAAGCTCTAGCTAAGGATGCAATCAATAGTAGCATTAGACTTATTCTACAGACGGGTCAAGAGTGGCCCTTCCTCAAGACTACCTACACACAAACGCTAGCAGCAGGTACACGTCAGTACAGCTTCCCTGCAGATTACTCAAGTGTAGACTGGGATACTTTCTACATTAAAAAGCTTGAGTCAGAACAGAACGGTCCTCGCCGCTTGAAGGCTATCTCCTACGAAGACTACATTCAGAACTATAGATCGTCTGACGATAGCGGTGATACAGTAAACGGTGAGTCTGCTCCCTCGGTAGTATATCAGACTTATGGGGAGCAGTTTGGTGTTACGCCTGTGCCTAACGCTGCGTATGAGATTGAGTACGTATACTGGTCTTTCCCCGGTGACCTTACAGTTTATAATGACGTGGCAGTTATCCCTGATCGTTTTAAGCACGTACTTATTGATGGTGCTATGATGTTTATGATGCGCTTCCGTAGCAACGAGCAGAGCGCTGCAATGCACCAGAATAACTTTGAGGATGGCATTAAGTCTATGCGCCGTGTCTTAATGGATGATGCTATTGAGATCCGCTCTACAGTAGTTACACGAGGTAGTACATCTTCTTTTAGTGGCGGTTACTAATGGCTGATAATCTAGCCTCCTTTAAAGTCTTCTGCCAAGGCGGTCTTAACACCAGTCGTGATGTGCTATCACAGGGTGAGACACAGCCGGGTTCAGCTATCTCGTTGATTAACTACGAGCCTGCTGTTACTGGTGGCTACCGTAAGATTAGTGGCTACAGCAATGACTATGGTACTGTACCTGGCTTTGGTAACGTGTTGGGTGTATGTGTAGCTAATGGCGTTAACGATGGTGTCCTAGCAGCACGGTATGACACAGGAAGTACCAACTATCTTTACTACTGGGATACTGCTACATCTGCTTGGGTTACTATAACTACTCCTGGATCTGTAGACGTATCGACTTATCCTAAAGTACGCTTCACTCGTTACAACTGGGGTACACCTAAAGTAGTAATCTCAGATGGTGTTAATCCAGCAGCTACGTATGACGGTACAACCTACACACAGATTACTAATGCCAATGCGCCCAGCGCACCTAAAGTATCTCATACATTTAAAAACCACCTATTCTTAGCAGGTGACGCTACTGAGCCTACTAACTTGTGGTTCTCTTCGCCTTATGACGAGACTGACTTTGACCCTGCTGATGGTGCAGGTGTTATCAATGTAGGCTTCCCTATTGTAGCTATCAAGTCTTTCCGTGATGCGTTGTACATCTTTGGCACTAACAATATCCGTAAGCTTGTAGGCAACAACATTGCAGACTTTGTATTGCAAGAAGTTACGGATGACTTGGGTTGCCTTGCTACGGATAGTGTAGTTGAAATTGGTGGTGACTTACTGTTCCTATCACAAGATGGCTTGCGTCCTGTTACTGGTACTGATAAAATTGGTGACGTTAATCTTGAGACAGTATCTAAAGACATTCAGTCTATCTTTACTGACGTTGTGTTCGATGTAGACTTAGATAAGCTAGACGCTGTAGTTATTAGACAGAAGACACAGTTTAGATACTTCCTTGGCGCTGCAGATGGTCAAGGTATTATCGGTGGGTTTAGACAGACACCTAACGGATTACAGTTTGAGTACGGTCAGATGCTTGGTGTATTTACTACGTGTGCTACCTCTGGTTACATTGGTCAGAATGAGTTTGTTATACACGGTGATAGCAGCGGTAAGGTACACCGCCAAGAGCAAGGCAATAACTTTGATGGTGAGGACATCTTTAGTGTATTCCAGACACCATTCTTTCATATGCAAGACCCAGAGCAACGTAAAGTATTCTACACTGTAGCTACTTACTTACGTTCTGAGGGTGACAATGAGATTGTTATGTCTGCCTTGTACGACTACGAGGATGTAGATACACTAAGCCCAACTAACTTTACATTAACAACACAAGGTGCTGCAGCTTACTATAATGAAGCCTTGTATGACAGTACAGCAATCTTTGATGGTAACCCTGCACCAGTACAGCGCACTAATGTTTCAGGCTCAGGTAAGTCGGCATCACTTAAATACGTAACAAACGATACAAACGCATCACACAGCATTCAAGGCATAGTGATTACTTTCGGGGTGGGAGATAGACTCTAAATGGCGGGATATACCAGACAGTCCGTAGCTGACATTATCGCAAATGCGGTTATTAAAGCTGCACCAGTAAACGCAGAGTTTAACGCTATCCGTGATGCTTTCAACAACAGCACGGGTCACAAACACGATGGCACATCTTCTGAAGGTACTTACGTTCCTCTCATTGCTGACATTGATGCTTTAAACAAAGTAGTAGTAGATACAACCAACAATCGTATTAGTGTATATACAGAAGTAAGTGGTGCTGCAGTAGAACAGATACGCATCCAAGATGGTGCTATTGTACCTGTAACTGACGATGACATTGACCTTGGTGCTGCAGGTGCTGAGTTTAAAGATTTGTACATTGATGGTATTGGTTACATTGATACAGTTGCAGTACACGAGAATGCCACTATTGCTGGTAATCTTGCTGTAACTGGTACTTCTACTTTCACTGGTGCTATGTCTGCTGGTAGTGTTACAGCTACAGGTACAGCTACTCTTGCTACTGTAGATGTTAATGCGGGTGCTATTGATGGCACTATTATTGGTGCCTCTAGTGCTGCAGCAGGTAGCTTCACTACTGTATCCACGTCTGGTCAAGCTACACTAGCAACTGCTGATATTAATGGCGGTACTATTGATGGTTCTGTTATTGGTGGAACAAGTGCACAAGCTATTACAGGTACAACTATCACAGCCAATACAGGCTTTACGGGTGACTTGACTGGTGATGTTACAGGTAATTTAACAGGCAACGTAACGGGTAATGTTACTGGCAATGTCACAGGGAACCTGACAGGTAATGTTACATCTTCTGGTACTTCTACATTCTCAGACGTAACCATCAACGGTACGCTGAATATGAATGCTGGTACGACTGCTACCATTACTAACCTGACTAGCCCAACTAATACAAACGATGCAGCTACTAAGGGCTACGTTGATACTGCTGTATCTAACTTGATTGACTCAGCACCTACTACGCTAGACACTCTGAATGAACTGGCTGCAGCACTTGGTGATGATGCTAACTTTAGCACGACTGTAACAAACAGCATCGCTACTAAGTTGCCACTAGCAGGTGGTACTATGAGTGGTGACATTGCTATGGGTACTAACAGTATCACTGGTATGGCTGATCCTACAGCTAACCAAGATGCTGCTACTAAATATTACGTAGATACTCAAGACGCAACTAAGTTGGACTTGTCTGGTGGCACTATGAGTGGCGCTATCACTATGGGTTCAAACAAGATTACTGCTACCTATACGCCCAGCGCAACTGGTGATCTTACTACTAAGACATATGTTGACGGCATCTTAGGTTCGGCTACAAGTGCTGCAGCTAGTGCGGCTGCTGCTGCTACCTCTGCTACCAATGCAGCTACAAGCGAAACTAACGCAGCTAACTCTGCTAGTGCTGCTGCAGCAAGTTATGATGCATTTGATGATCGTTACTTAGGCTCTAAAGCATCTGCACCTACAGTAGATAATGACGGAAATGCATTGCTTACTGGTGCTTTATACTGGAATAGCACTCTTAATGAGCTTTATTTGTGGACAGGTTCTGCTTGGACTCAATCTGCCTTTACTGCTGCGGGTTTCCTTACTTCTGCTAATAACCTTTCAGACTTAGCTGATGCAGCCACAGCACGTACTAACTTAGGCGTAGCTATTGGTTCAGACGTACAAGCTTATGATGCTACTATTCTTAATGCTGCTGACATTGGTGTTTCAGTACAAGCGTATAACGTAAATAATACAGCAGATGCTAACCTGAACAGCTTTATTGCTGCAGTAAACTTACCCACAGCCGATGGTACAGCAGGACAGTTCTTAAAGACAGACGGTGCTGGTACAGTTAGTTTTGCATCTATTCCTACAATCAACACATTAAATGACATTGGTAACGTAACCATCACAAGTGCTGCATCAGGGCAGGTACTCTCTTGGAATGGCTCCGCATGGGTTAACTCTGTACTTGAGGCATTTGATACACAGACTGCTACAACAACAAGCACTACACAAACAGCTATTGCTACGTATGCTGTAGCATCTTATGATGGCGTTAAGGCTGTTATTACTATGGACGATGGTACTAACCGTAGTATTACAGAAATTGTTATTACGCATAATGGTACTACAGCTATTGCTACAGAGTATGCACAAGTTAATACTAACACTGCTCTAGCTACTTTTGATGTAGACATTTCAGGTGGTAACGTTCGTATTCTAGCTACTCCTGCTGCAGCAACAAGCACAGCATTTACAGTTAAAGCTATTACTCTGTAAGACATCCAGCCAAGTGGAAGGTGAAGCATGGCAAACAATAAAGATTTCAAAGTAAAGAACGGTATCCAGCCAACGGTATATCACGAGGGCTTGGGTACTGTTGTGTCTGGGAGTGAGGGGTATTATCTGGCTGGTGGTAGTTACGACAGTGTAACATTTGATTTTTCTGCAAACATTTCTGCTGGAAGGATATTTAGATTTAATGGGGATGGAACTAAATTTTTTATTTTCCACGCAGGTAATGGGGATATATACGAATATAATTTAAGTACTGCCTACGATATAACCTCGGCATCTTACAGCGGAAATGCTTATGATTTCTCGTCAGACTTAAATAATGGCAACCCTTATGGAGAGGGTGCTATGTATGACTTTAGGTTTACTAATAACGGGTTAAAAGTTATATTTGTAGACGGCTTTGTTGATAAACTATTTAGCTACACTCTGACTACAGCTTATGATTTTTCTACAGGTACTAAGGACGCATCTACATACACCCTTACAGATATGACTGTGCCTTCCGGTTTGGATTTTAACCCTACTGGAACGGTCTTCTTTTTATCGGATGGGTCTGCAGACAGGGTATATCAATACAGTCTTTCTACAGGCTTTGACCTTTCAACAATATCTTATGACTCTGTGTCTTTAGACATTAGCAGCCAAGCAACTAACCCAAAAGGGTTATTATTTAATTCAGATGGCACTAAGTTTTATATAACCTGCTATGCCACAACAGCTTTGTATGAATATAGTATGACGACTCCTTATAGTCTTAGCACAGCTTCTTATAGTGGAATCTCTTTAAGTTTAGCAGGTCAGGGAAGCCCATATCCTGCTGAGTTTAATCCCGATGCTACAAAGGTTTTTACACCAGCACAAGGTAACAGCAGCATCCACCAATACTCCATAGTCCTAAACACAGCATCACTAGACCTATCCACTGGTTCAGTCTTTGACTACACACCAACGTCAGACGTACAAGTAACCCTCAGCAACCCTGCTGCTAGTGGTACTGTGAGTGGTGCTACGTTGTTGTTGGAGGGTGGTGTAGCTAATACGTATGATCTTGCTAATGCATCTTATAGTAATAAGTCTTTAGATGTATCTGCTCAAATTACAGGCTCTATGGGTCTAAAAGGTATAACCTTTAATAGTG